TTCATCTTTTTAATTTCTAGTTCACAATAGTGAATTATTTTTTCTAGATCTTTTATACCATCTTTCATCTTATATCTACATGCGTATTTCACAACACATCCTTGGAAGAATGTGAGTTCATTCTTTGAAATAAACTCAAAAGGTTGTATCTTAAAATTTTTGTAGTGTTTAGGTCCTCTGTCTTGTGGGAATATTTTATCCCAGTCGTCTGGATGTGTCATATATTATATCCTTTATATTCTTGTTTTGGTGATATGATATGTAGATGTTCCTTGGTCCTTGTTGCACCAACATAAAACAATCTATTCTCATCATCGGGGTTTTTTTCGTAAGCATTGTATGTGTTCAAACTTAAGTCAGTTAACAATACAACATTTTGTGATTCACCACCCTTAGCTCCATGTATCGTTGATAATGTAATTCTAGGTGGTTGGTTTAGTTTCTCTCCATTCTTTCTCATCTTTCTTAAATAGTCTACATCTCTTTTAGGTGCATCATCAAATGCTTCAAACCAAGGTGTGTCTACTTTTAATCCATAGTCTTTCTTCAAAGTTGTTATGTCATAAGAGCTATCTTTCAACATACCTTTTAACTTTGTTTTATCTGTATTGTCATTCATATAACCATAGATTCTTTCTACTTCTTTGTATGCAAGTGGTTGACCTTTACGTAAGTTCTCCCAATCCTGTGCTGCGTAATGCAGTTCTTGTTCTTTTGTTTTTTTAAATCTGTTTATGTAATATCTACCTTGACGATATAAAATATCTTCTAAATCATTTAACATATATCTAGTTCTTGTTAACACTAGCCATTCGCCTGATGACATATCTACATGTTCAAACTCATCATACTTAGACAAATGACCTGTATGTAGTTTTGGTTTCCATTTTTTATCTATTCTATTTTTAACTTTATTTATTATTTTCATAGCAACATTGTGCACCATTGCTGGTATTCTATGTGATTGTGTAAGAGGCATCATAATACCTTTTTGTGCAATAAAAGAATCTACGTCAGCACCTGCCCACCTAAATATTGCCTGATCATCATCACCTGCAACAAAAGAATCCTCTGTATTGTTCCATAAAGTTTTTGCCATATCCCATTGCATTAGTGACAGATCCTGTGCTTCATCTATAAATACAACGTCAAACTTTGGACATCTATCTGATTTAGTAAAGTCCGTAATCATGTCATTGAAATCGATTAAGTTATATTCTTTTTTGTATCTTTGTATTTCATTTGCAATGATATTTAATTTATCTCTTTCAAGATCACCGTTGTGTTCTGCTAAATCATATTGTCTTTCAGGTGTTATGTTTCTAAGTCTTGCAAGATTAATAATTTTTAAATACTCACTGTCTGTTGTAAACCTACCAGAGTGATCGTCTTCGTACCTAGCATAGTTTACAGGAAAACCTATCTTATCTCCTAAGTCTTTGTAGTGACTGCGCTGCATTACGTTTTCTTTTTTTATACCCAACCTTTGAAAAGCTAGCGAATGTAGTGTTCTAAAATATGGTAGGTCGTCCTCTGTAAGATTAAATTTTTTTATTGCTCTGTCCCTTGCTTCGTATGCAGCTTTCTGTGTAAAAGCGAAGTATCCTACCTTATCAGGATCTGTTTTTTTTAAATAATTATCTACTTTATTTAATAGAGTGGTTGTTTTTCCAGTTCCTGGTGGTCCTAATACAATCGTCTTCATTTAAATTTCCTAAAAAAATTTCTCCATATCGCTGATCGTATTATAGACACTACTGTAAAAATCAAAGCTATATGCACACTATCCCAAATAGAAGGATATAAACCAAAGAAAGGAAAAATATATAGTTGAATTAATATGGCTAAAATTAAACCACTACCTACATCAATAAAACTTTCTATAAAATATCTTAACTTCATTAATATGGATCATCCTCTTTTAATTTTTTTTGTTTGTACTCTTCTGTTTTCTTATCAAATTGTTTTACTACAAAAACTGATAATTTATCTTTACCTATTCTTTTATTTTCACAATCACATTTTTCTTTTAACAATTGTGCAGTTCTTGAATATCCTAAATCCCATCTTCTACGCATTAAAAATTGATGATAAAATCTATCAAATACAAAGTGATGATTGCCATCTGATGTCCATACACCACCTTTTTTAAGATCGCTTTTATCTGTTGATACTTGTCTGTTTAAGCAAAACTCTTCTAAATGATTTTGTAATTGATCCTCTGTACGTAGTCCCTCTGCAGGTTCCGTAACTTCTGCATTATCTAATAATAAATTTGTTATTTGTACCCACTCTTTTTCTTTTATAGTTGGTGGTCTATTTCTTAATTGTTTCATACACGCCTCCTGGAATAAACTTTGCTGTCTCAAGTATTTTACATTCTCTAAGTATAATCTTTCTCCGTCTACATTGAGATAGTAGTAAGGGTCCTCCAGGTCAATAACCTGAAGGTCGGTTAGCCCAGGAAAGACTATTTCCTGACCGATGCCATACTTTCTAGTTCTACATAAATTTTTATCACACATGCTACACATGGGTTGATCATTACATTTATATCCCCATTCTTTTTTATCATGTTGTGTTACAACTATCTGCACCTCTGAGTCTGATAGTGGCTGCTCCATAGCAGTTGCATTAAATAATATTACTTTAGATTTCCATTCTGCTGGCCATTTTTGTTTTGCATAAGTTCCGTAATGAAACAATGCATTGTTTCTACCGCCTTCACCTATTTTATTCATAGATAATATCTCAATACAAGGTGGTCCATCACTGTATTCTGACTCCGGTCTTTCTACTTTTATATTTTTAACATCTACAACTTTTGTTTTTTCATATAATTCATAAAAATCTTTTAGTGTAGCACCACTACCATCATTATCAAAAGCATATCTTGTTGTATCGTCACCAGAAAAGTATGGTAAATTTAAAAAATTTCCTGTATCATCTTTCGATTTTAATTCTGTTTGTTTTGGAAAAACTTCTGATCCACCATAACCTAGTACAGCTTTTATTTGTGTAAGTTTATCTTGCATAGATTTTGCTGACACATAATCTGATGTAAATAAAAATACATGTGCACCACCCGACTTAGATCTAAACACTATCAGTGGTAAATTTAATTCTTTAATTTTATTTATTAATTGTTTGTGATCAAAACCTGCGTAAGAGTCTATGTCTATACACCCCCACTTGCAGTTGTTGTCATCATTTATAGGTATAACACCTAAACTTTCTATACCTTGTAAATGTTTCAACCATAATTCATCTGTAACTGGTTCACGTTTTACAAAAGATTGTCCCTTAATTTTTTTACCGTCACCATTTGATTCGCCAACTTTAGTGACACCATGAGCACGTTCTAACCCTTCAAATATACTTTTAAAATATTCTATATTTTCCATAATAAAACTGGGCATCGCCACTCTCGCTTTGATGCCCAGTACCTAGGATATGTTTAGTATGGTTGTGCTTGTGAATTGGTTTCAGCTTCACCATGCTTCGCCTGTATCTCACCTTTACCTATACGCTCTGCAAAGCTTTTTGCTATCTCGTAGACTGCTCTATCTTCGATAGGTCCAACTTTACTTACGTCCCATCCGAACCATGATCCTTTGTCATTAGACATCGGTACGGTTTTTAGGCTGTAAATGTGGCTATATGTTGGCGGAGTGAAGAGTCCATTCTTACCCTGCATTTTAATACCCATCATCATTGAGTTCCACTTTCTACTCACTTTTAATTGAGTAGCTTTCATAGAAATCAAAGCTGTGGTTGGACTACTACCCATCAGAATCACAAAGTGACTCGCAGTGTTTTCAAGATAGTTACCATTTGCTAATCTATCTTTATAGTCTTTACCCCTAGTGGTTTGACTAATTATATCACTGTCTGCCTCGTGGATAGCAACAGGTGCACCAGTGCTGGTACCTCTGTCTTGCCATTCAATGTATTGTCTTTTGTAAAAGACAGGTAATACATTGATCTGTTCATACAGTTCGTTAGAAACTGTATTTATTATTTTGCCGGGTTCTGCGCCCTCGACATATTTACCATCACGTTTATTTACTTCCGGTGATAGTTGTCCCAAAACTTTTAGGAAAGGTAACGCAAGATCATCTTGCGTCATGTTTTGAGAACCTTTGTCTGCATCAGCTTCAAATATGTTGACTGCCAATGCTCCTTCTTTTTTACTTGCTACTTGGTTCATGTTTATTTACTCCTTTTTATAGTAGTTTTATTTTCGGTAAAGACACCGAAAATTTCCGTTGGCATTTCTTTGCCTTTTTCAATACGCTCACGGACTAACGCTTTTAGAGTCATGGGTTCAACCTTCATCTTTTGTGTTGGTTGAAACCCACGCTCTTTTGCAAGGGTGGCATAATCAGCCGCCTTGTT